AACTTTTGCGCCAGGAAAACTAATGGATGAATATTCACAATACGAAAAAATTGAAAAATACGCTGAAGGAGAAATTCGAAAAGCTGAAGAAAAAGCAAGAGAAAGAAGATCTTCTTATTCGTCAGGTTCATCATACAGTAGTGGATCATCTTATCGTTCTGGTGGGTCGTTTGGCGGATTTAGTAGTGGAGGATCATCATTTGGTGGATTTGGCGGCGGAAGATCTGGAGGAGGCGGAGCAGGCGGCCGTTGGTAAAATTGCATCTATAACAACAAATGCATGAATATATAAAATAAAATATCACAATATGAAGAAATTTGGAGAAATCTATAAAGAAAAGTTAAATGAAGCTGAAACTCGTCAGGAGAATAAAGTTTTAGATGAATTTAAGCTTGTTTATGGCGCAATGCTCGAACATTATGGACTTACATCTGTAAAACAGTTGGATGATGAATCTCAAATATCATTCTTAACAGAACTTAATCATTATTGGAGTGAAGAAGAAGGGCTTAATGAAAAAGGGAAAACTTTCCTTACTAAACGTTCTATGTCTCTTAATGAAAATTCAACTGCAGTACAGAAGAAAAATTTCCTTAGAGAAAAGTCATATGCTGTCATTAATGAAACACTTAGACAGTCAAATCTTCGAGTAAGACTTTATGATGTGATAGACGAAATGTACAAACAACTTAAAGCTTCTGACCTCAGCGATATTTTAACTCCTGATATGATTACTAGCATTATAACTGAATCTTTAGTTAGATCCGTAAACGAATTTACTACAGGCATCAACAAAGAACTTAAAGAAAGCGTAAAACCTAAAAGAAAATATTTTGTAAGAGTTAATGCTCAAAAGTAAGAATCCTTAAACATTCTAAATAGAAGGGACCTAATTGGTCCCTTTTTTCGTTGTCTATAAATATTTTCTTGAAATTTTATCGAAATGTTTTCCTGCCGTAGGACCTATACCGCCTATTCTAGCTTTACGAATATTTTCTATATGTGTAGAAGATAAAATTTTACCAATCTGAGAACGTTTTATATTTTCGCAGTGTTTTTGGGATTTAGGTTTTTTCATTTTATTTTTTGTTTCTTCTGAAAGAGTTTTATCTTTTAATGAATTTTTAATATTTTCTTTATGTGATTCAGATAAAGGTTTTCTGGGTTTTCTTTTGGCGATGCTCATCTTTTCTTTAGATATTGCTGACACACTATTTTTAATCTGATGTCCACCCTTCGGGCTAATGTTATAGCCGTTTGGAGATAACGTGTTATATTCGTTAATATATTTTTCTTGCGCAGAAAATGCTTCTTCTTTTTTATCAAATGTTTCTAAAATTTTACGTTCAAAATTCTCTTTTTTGTATTTTTGTATAGCGCTAATAATTAATTTACCACTACCCATATAGGCATCATCTAATTTATAAGTAGAATGATCTCCGATATATTGTTTTCCATTTATTAAATTGGTTGTTATATAAACACAGTGAATTTGTTTCATAAGATTCTTTTAATATAAGAATATATAAAAAAAGCAATAAACCGCTTTATTTATATATAACTTAAAAGATTAAACTATGTTAAAAAAATTATCAGAAGTCTTAGAAAAAAGAGGACAGCGATACACAGATTCATTTTTAAATCAAGATGTTATTGTCTCGGAAAAGATCGACACATTTAGAATCATTTTTGAAAAGAAGAACGATGAGATTATATTTTACAAAAAAGATAATACTCCAATTACACTCGTAGAACGTGTCCTTACAGACATATATGAAGATGCGTTTCTTGAAATTCCGCTCATAACAAAAGACGTACAAATACCTGAAGGATATTACTTCGGATTGTACTACACACCGGTTGAGCGACCACTAAGAATTCCGTACTCTAAACTCCCAAAATACATTTTAACTGATGTAACGAAGCGTGATGATAACAATAAAGTTACCGAAGCTTGTGACTATGATACAGTAAAAGCATGGGCAGCTTCATTATGTATGGGAAGGCCTCCTGTAATATTTGAAGGAAAATTAAATGATACGCAGAAGAAGACTCTTCTTATGTATGATACCAAACGATATGAGGGCGAAATGATGACGTTTCCTCAAATGATTAAACGAATATTCAATTCGTCATATTCAAACGAGGATATTATCGAAGGTATCATAATTAAAGCAGGAGATAAAATTACGCAAGTAGTTTCTTATGAATTCGAGTTATTAAACGAAGCATATGAAAAAGAAAATGAATCAAGAGATTTTTATGATATCGTTATATCTGATTTGAACGAGTTTTTGCAGGATTACAATATTCCAATGTTAGAAGCTGAGAATAAAGATCAGCTTTATCTTAATATCATTTGTAACATATTCAATAATTACTGTGAAGAAAGAACTGTAAATGAAAGCATGGATGAAAAGTATTTAATGCCGCCTCAATTTGGATATAATGGTAAGTTAAATAAGAAATTCATCTCAAATGAAGAAACGCTTAAGTGGATTAACAAAGCTCCTATTTATGAAGCTATGTTCAAAGTGTTCTTATCGTCATTTAGAAAGCCTAAAAAGCCTTATGGATTATTAACTGATTCTATAGTTAACAAATTTAACTCATACGTTTCATTAATTAACGGATATATTAATAAATTCGAAGAAAACATCGAAACATTAAATGAAGCCCGTTCAGAGAATATTGTTGTAGATGCATTTAAGAAAAGAAATCCAACTGATGTAGATAACATGAGAGTTATTGCATCAATTCAAAAAGCGTTTGAACCAAGAATCAAAGATGTAGAACGTGGAAACAAGCCCTGCGTAGTTTACATTACAACGTTTGAGCCTTTTACCATTGCTCAAATGACGAACGTTGAAAGAATGCATGATATGTGGAATGCCCCCGTTATTGTATGCGGCGTGAGCAATCAGTATAAAGTTGAAGGAAAAGAGTTTCATGCATCTGATGATTTAATGAAGGCTCAAATGCAAGCTTTATTGAATAATGATAACTCATTAGTGCCAGGATTTGCTTTACTTGATTCCTGGAACCTCACAGAAATATTCGAATACTGCCGTCCGGATTTTGAACCTATTGCTGTAATTACGGATAAAGGCAAGAAAGCTGAGATGACGCTTCAGTTATTCTTTGAAGAAGAGATCATGGGTGGAAGAATAAATGTTGAAGATAATTTTAATGTAGGAGAACTTGATAACGAAGATAAATTAACTGCGTTTAGAGCGATTGAAGATTCTAACTATTCATTATTCAAAGAACTTACACCTTCTCCAATTCACAATGTAATGGATCAAGTTTTTTCTGAATATAGATTATGGAGTGGCCAAATAATAAAACCGATAAATGATTAATGAAACTAGTTCGCGAACATATTAACGAAAAGTTTGAAGAGAAATCTGATCCTATTGAAGATATGGGTATTGGTATAATTCCTATGAAAGAAGTTAAGAAACTTTGTAGTCAATTACAAAATAAATTTAATGATTTGTTTCCTAATAATGTAAAAGTTTCATTACAAACATATCGCCACGAAAACTCATATGAAATATACATTAATTTTAAAAATACAGGATATAAGTTTTGGATTTATTTTTTCGGGACAAAGGATGCTGCGCATAAATATTATTTAAACAACGCGCCCATAATAAAAAAAGTTGTCGATAATAAAAAAATTCCGCTAAAAACGGGATGGTATGTGGAAAATAGAATGAAGTCCGATATAAAGTATATTGAAACGACAGACTTTGATAAATTAATTGAAGCAATATTCAAGGCGAATATTAGCGATTATTGGCACGCAGATAATATTGTACAAAAACATAAAAAAGAAATTGAAAAACTAACTAAAAAAATAGAAATCATTAAAACAAATATCGATGCTGTAAAAACGATAGAAAAAATATTAAGATCAAAATAATGAAATTAGTTAGAGAGCATATTAACGAGAAATTTTCAGAACAAGGCGATCCAGTTCATGATATGGGAATAGGACCGGCCGGTATGCTTGAAGATCTTAGAGATGAAATGAAAAACTCGGGAAGTACTGCTGGCGTATTACATCATGCTTTAAGAAAAGATCCTGACATTGCGGCAATTATTCTTAAGTACTGGTTCGAACATGAACATGATATTACTGAATATGATTTTAACGCTTTATTTACGAATATGCAATTAGATAAAAACTTAGTAAAACCATATAAAGAAAAAATTCTTCCTGTTTTAATTGACGCCGAGGTTGCAGATAAAA